CCCAAAGAGAAACCAGAGTCAGCCTCTAGTCGAGATACAGGAACGTGCATTGCTTTATAAAGTTTTTTCTGAAAGTATTCTACGTCATCCAACTGACCTAAGTTCTCTCCGCCTGGAAGTGTAGTAATTTCTGTTCCTCTACCACCTTCTCTACGAGGCAACCAATAATCTTCCAACATTGATTGATGTCGTCTATCGTCTTTGACTTCACCAGTAGTTGAATCATATACCAGTTTATTCTTATATCGTGTCATAATGTCACGAATATATTGTTCTGCTTTTAATTTAGGTAGATTACCAACATCAATATAAAAAATCCTTCGTTCAGGTGCTCTTGAAATACGATAAATGACAATAGCGTCTTCTACCATTCGGAGTTGATTGAGTGGTTTGATTGCTTTGTGGAGATAAGATAATACACCAGTTTTTGTGGGACTAAGTAAACCAGAGGTAGCGTATGCGATACTATCACCTGAAATTAATAAACCATCAGATGTTCTATTTCCCAATCCAGCTTCATTGTAGTTGAACATTGAATTGACACTTACTTCTTTTTTCTTTGGATCAGCAGTATCTTTTTGATTTATCTGTTTTACTTTTTTAATTTTTGTAGCATCTAGACTGCGAAGTTCAACAATTCCAAGATTTGGATTGTTCTCGTCAATCATAATATGGTAATATAACTTACCTTCTACATACCATCTACGAAAGATATCGTAACCAAAATTATTGAAATTCAATAAATCCAATACTGTATGAAATTCATCGGTTACTTTTTTCTTGATTCCAACGGATAGATTTGTTCTGTCGAGGATAATATCAACAGGATTTCGTGTATCATCTACTACGATTGATTCGTTGATAATATTGTCTATCGCGATTTCACAATCAGAAGTTTGAGCCATTTCACGATATTTTAGAATCAGTTCAATTTCACTTTTATACTGACCATCTAAATCCAGAGAAGTACCATAAGCACCAGCTCCAGATACCATCATAGAACCATCGTCATTTTCCGGCATAGTAAATGCTGGAACATTCGCGTTTGGTGCTCCTTGATTCTTTCTTTCAATTTTGAAACCAAATATTTCAAAAGCCATAATTTATTCTCCTATTATATTTTTTCATGCTGCTTTTTCCCAGCAATCATATGTCCACGAACAAGTATAAGTTTCAATTGAGTTACCTTCCCAACTAAGAGCAATAGAGGATAATGCAGTTGGAAAAGCTCCTAAAAATTTATACGTTTCCAGACTTTTACCATTTTTACTAAACTGAGTAACACTTATATCTTCTTTATAACCAGCATTCTCACCTTCTCTATTACTAGTAAATTCCTTACTTCTAGTATTTAGTTTGTATTTTGAGAGCAAATCCATCCACTGTTCTATTTTTTTTCTTACTCCAAAATCTTCATCATTTATGATCGTAGTTTCCCAAACATCAAAAGTTCTATCTGCTGCAACTTTTATGGATTTTCCGTGATAAAATACATCGTATGTTCCAACTGTACTTGCTGGAATAGATGCTGCTGATATTAAAAATTGAGCATTGACTGCGGGATTGGTTATAGGGGAAGGATAACTAAGATTAACTTGAAAAAGGGCGGATTTTGCTCCTCCGCCTTTTAGATTTGATTTGAATTCTGAGATTCCGAAAGCCATTCATTTATCTGTTTCTAATATTAGTTTGATTTCCATGAATCAAAGCACCATTCTACTGGATACTCTTCTATTGCATCAGAATCCCATCCAAGAGTGATTTCACCAAGAGTTGTTGGCCAAATATTATTAATGGTGTAACTTTGACCATCTTCACCGTCTTTGTTTACCTGAGTAACAACAGCTTGACCTTCAAAATATTGGCCAGTTGGAGTAGCATAACCACCATAAGCTTTATTTCTTTCGCCGTCTAGTTGACCAGAAATTGTTCTCATCCATTCCATGACTTTATTTCTCATAGAAAAGTCGTCATCGTTAATTATAGTAGTTGACCAGTTATCAAAAGTTCTAAATCCAGAATATTTAATTGGTCTTCCAACATAATTTATAGGAAGAGCAGCAATAGTTGAGCCTGGAATTTGAGCAGATTTAACTAGAATAGTTTCATCGTTAGCGAAAGATAACGAACCATCGACCGAATTGCTAATTTTTACTTTGAATAAATTGGGTCTTGCACCCCCGCCGTTTGAAGCAATGTTAGATTTAAATTGTGAAACTGCGAATCCCATATTTTTCCTTTTAAATTATTCTTGGTCGCCCAAAGCTGTAGAAGTATCTTGAGCAGTTGAAGTGTAATAGTTATATTCCCATGTAACACTAAATTCTTCCATTGCTCCTGTTGTGTCATAATTTAACTCCATTGCATCAACAGCACTTGGCCAACAATCTATAAAATCAAAGTCTATTGCAACATCACCAGTTTTTGTATATTGTCTTATAGTGACACTGCCATACCAATCAGCCGGTAATATACTTCCTGCTAAATTGGATTGAGTTCCGTTAATAAACTCCATCCAAGTTTCCATACCTTTTCTTATTCCATAATCTTCTGGATTAATGAACGTGGTGGATAAAGTTCCAAACGTCATTTCGCCTGGAAGTTTAATTGTTCGACCAAAATACTGTTTTTCCATTGGTGTAACAGTTAGGCCAGGAATTGAAGTGGTAGTACATTGATACTGAGATTTTGCTAGCGCATCTAATCCTGTCACAGTTGCAACCGGCCCAGAGATTGTAACGTCAAATAAACTGGGTCTAGCGCCCCCTAATGTGAGCGCCGCCTTAAAGTCTGAAATTTTTCCTATTGCCATCTAATTTTCTCCTAATCTTATTGTAATTATTTATATCAAAAATATTAAACAGCACCAACGACTTCGGAAAATTCTACACCACTTCTAACAGCAACAAAGTTGAGTTGGATGAAGTTTATAGCACGTGAAGGTTTGATGAAAATGTCTCCCCTAAACGAATTGGTATCAACAACTTGAGCAGTATTATTAGAAGCATCACACACGACTCTAAAGTCTTGTATTCCACCTCTACCCTGAATGTCTCTCAAGAACGGTTCTACCATTGCAACAAACTGTGAACGTGTGAACTCATCGTTGAATTCAAACATCTGAAACTTAGCAGCATTTGAAATTGCTTTTTCCAGAAGAATGAATAATCGTCTTACGTTAATTCTATCAAACGCAGATGGTTTAGTTAATTGTGTCTTATCTCCAAAAAGGATTGTTCCTTCGCCTGGAAATGAAACAACAGGATTGACTTGTGCTTGATACAACTTATCACGTTCCGCTTTCTTAGGATTGTAAGGAAGTTTTACCACACCTTTAATTTGACCTCTGGTAAAACCAGCTGGAGAAAAGAAAGGATCACGAACTTGATCTGTTTGAGCACAACATCCAGCTGTATCTCCGTTCAATGGAACATATCTGAATTTATCAGCATGTTTGTCAAACTGATACTTATATCCAGAATCCATAACAGCGTAAGAGGAATTCTTATTGACAGTATCTCTAAAATCAATTACGTTATCTGTAGCAGTTGAAGAATCTGTTACACCAACAACATCTGCTTTTTCAGGAGAAAAGAAAGCAACACAATCTTTTCTTGAATCCGCGAGATTATCAATAACGTGTCTTATGACTGTTGAACTGTGATTACCACACATTACGAGTGAAAGATCAACATCTTCAGCAGATTTCATTAGGTCATATGCACGAATAATATCAGCATCTGATGGACCTGTTCCGTCTGTTCCACCACTAAAACTAAGTGACAATGGAAATGATGCATTTTCAAAGGTATCTGTGGTTTGAACTCCACTAGCATCAGCAGTTGCTCCCCAAGCACGAAATGTTGCAGTTCCGTCAGTAACTATTGTTCCGTTACCAGCGGTATCGTTACCGGCTACTGCAGATGCAGTTGTTCCGTGTGCACCCATTGTTGGATGATCTAACCACCACACATATGATGAATACTTATTGATGTAATTCTTGTAGAAAACATCTTCTCCTTGATCATCTCTTGCTCCACTTGCAACTGACATATTAGCGTGTGCTTCTAGAACCTCTCCTTTTGTTCCTGACCAATCACCATTTTCATCGATAATAGCAACGTGAATCTCATCTTGTGCCATATCTTTGTCATCGGCAAAAGTGGAAGTCGTTGGTGCGCCTGTAGAAAATGCACCTTTGTATTCCCATTCTCTTGCGATAGCAGCAGCTGCATTAGTTCCGTTAAATTTTGTTGTAGTTGCAATGACTGTGTTTGATGTGATAGCATTAACTCTGTGTGATTCTCCGCCAATTACTATTGTATCACCAACAACAAACTGTTTGTCGAACATTGTTCCTGTTCCTGTTACAACAGTTGAATCAGCAGTAGTTACAGCAGTTCCCTTTATAAAAGTAGAAGTTGTTGTAAACGCAGAACGTTTCTTTATCGTGAATGACTTACCTGAAGCATCGGCTGTATCAGAACTACTTGTTGCAAATACTGAAGCAGTATTAAGATCAGAAATTGTGGAAACTATATGAAATCCAACTTCATCTGCAATCTTGATAGCATCTCCAACTCTTAATTCATCTAAAAACAGAGAAGAGGATGTTCCTTCCAAAACACCACTTGAAGCAGTCCATGTTACTGTACTTGTTCCTGTTGCTTCTGGTCTATCAGCAGGACAAATTGACATTTTTAAACTGTTACCTAAAGCACCTGCCCATTTAGCTATAAATGGTCCGAGTGCGGCAAAACCTGTAACACCACCACCAATTGCTCCACCTTGTTCTGGATCAAATGTGTTATAGAAACTTTCAACAGTTGTTGTTTGAACGTTTACATATGTTGCTGTATTAGAAGCTGAATTCAATGGTGCAGTGGCTGATGATGAGGTTGTGTTAGCAGCACGAACAACGTTCAAAGCACTTGTGTATGCTAAGAAATTAGCTGCGGTATAGAATGCTTCAAAGTTGTTATCGTCTGGTTTTTGAAACATCTCTACGAGATTGTCTTGATCTGTAACCAACTTAATTTCTTCTATTGGCCCCCAATTGAACCTACCAGCAAAACCACCAACAGAAGTACCAGCGGCAACTACTACATTAGTAAGGTCAATTTCAGATGTATTTACGCCAGGACTTACTTGAAAGGCCATATCTTCTCTCCGTTAAATTTATTTTTTGAGTTTTTTGTGCAAAGTATTTGTTACTCTGATAATATTTATAAATACTCGTAATTGATGAATAATATTTAGTGTAAGGTAAATATGAAGTTTCCTCAAAAAGCAATAGACCGTTTCAATGCTAAGATTAATAAATCTAGTAATTGTCACGAATGGAACGCTTCCAAACAAAAACAAGGTTATGGAATGTTCTCTTATGATGGAAAATCCAAACCAGCTCATAGATTTGCTTATCTTCTTCACAAAGGAGACATTGCCGAAAACATGGTGGTTCACCAAACTTGTGAAAATAATAGTTGTGTAAATCCAGAACATCTTGTTTTACAAACTAAAAGTCAAAATAAAAAAAATTACAACTCTACTCATGTCAGTAAAGAGATGGTAGAAAAAAGTAGCGTTAAATTTCTTTATCGTCTTCGTAGTGTTAGACCAGAATTGGAAAAAGAAATTGATGCATTACTGATGTTACTCGTTACTGAAAAAATGAAAGATGAAGATGACTTTGGTTTTGAGAAAATAAAGAAAGAAAATTATCTCTAATAATATTCTCTCTGCCATTCTTGTCCAACTGGTTGCCACACATTATCATCGCCAGGAATTGAATTTTCCTCTGGATCATGACCATCTTCAATAAACCCAAAAGGAACCATTTCTTCTTCTATCATTTTCATTTGTTCGGAAAACATTTTTTCTCTTATATCTTGGTCTGTGAGCTCTCTGAAGTACCTCTGTTGAACTAACCAACAAAAGAGAACACAACACATCACTAGATCATCATGAGTTCCATCGTCAGCTTCCCATGATGTACTTTTTCCAATAAACGTTGTCAACTCACTTATTGTATCAAAATCT